TGTTTTGAGAAATCTCATGGTTGAGTTTCGTAATCTCCTTAGATAGAACTGTGAATTGACGCTCTCGTTCCTGTTCTAACTTTATAGTCTCCTCAAGTTCTTGAAAACCTTTCTGGAGTTCCTTTGCTTTATTTTGAGCGTCTGTAATTCTATTTAACCGAAACTCTTCCTCTATAGTTTGAGTGCAGGTAGGGCAGACCGTATTTTCAGTAAAAAACTTATGCTCTTTAGTAATGACAGATACTTTCTGTGAGATTTTACCCTTAAGATTGTTAAGCTTTACTAACTTATCACCAGCACCAACGACTTCTTCTTGTTCTTTTGTATAAGAAAAAATTTGCTCTTCTGTTTTAGCATTTTCGGTCATATAAATGCCAACTTCAGAGTCTAAATTGGCAATCTTTTCTTTATTGGCATTGATATTGGCATTACCACGATTCTCAAGTTCTTCAATAAACTCTTGCTGCATTTTAAGTTTTTCTTTAATGGAATCTTTTCTAAATTCCAGAGACTTAACTTGCTCTTTCTTTTCACGAATTTTATCTTTAATAAGATTATTCATCGCAGAAAAAATACGAATATCAAGAAGATCCTCAATCACTTCTCGACGATTCGCAGTAGTTAATTGCATAAAAGGTACAAAAGTGCTACTACCCAAAATTACAATTTGAGTAAAAGACTTATAGTTGACCTTTAGAATATTTTCTTCCAGAATCCTTTGCATAGCACGATCATCTGCTTCTTTATGCAGAGGAGTTCCATTCACCTCAATATCAAAAACACTTGGTTTAATGCCACGACGAACAAGATAATTTCTATTGTTGAGAGAAAATTCAATCTCAACTAGACAATCTCTCTCATTAGTTGTATTAACTAATTGAGGTTTATTAATTTTACGAAATGGTTTGTTAAAAAGAACAAAGGTAAGTGCATCTAAAACAGTTGACTTACCTGCCCCATTTGTTCCGATAATAAGGTTCGTATTATATTCTTGAAAATTAATTTCTGTGAACTGATTACCAGTGCTTAAAAAGTTTTTCCACTTAATTTTTTTAAAAACAATCATTCTGAAAGACTCTTAGGAGGAATTACAATGTCGTTTGATGTAATCACAGCATATTTGTAATTATACACTCTACACGTATTAATTGCAAGGTCGGGATCGACCTCAATTACATCCATTTCAATATCTTCATTATCCTCTAACATTAATGCATATCGAACTGCATCATCCTCTTCCTGAAAAAGAAAAAGAACTTTATCTCCCTGTTCATCCTTTACAGCATAAGCACCTTCATCAGTTTTGCCTTGTACTGTGAGAATGAACATTATTCTACCTCGCAAGCTTGTCGATACAGTTCTTGTAATAGATTCTTAATCAAAGACTTATCAAACTCAATTTCAGACTCATCAATATACCTATTTAAAATAGATAAAGTATTTTCAGTTTCTTCAACTGCAAAATCTTCATTCTCAATGATATCAAAATTTTCTACAATTTTGAGTTCCTGTATTCCAGAAGAATACAATTTATCAATGAACTTTTCAAAAGATTTTGGATTTGTTTTTTTACGAACAATCACCTTAACAATTTTGTTTGCATACTCAGAGGCATCAAACATTTGATAAGGAGTATCATCATAATAAAGGTTATAAAACAATTTATAAGGATTATTAACTGGAGTATGAGTAAGGGTATCCGTATCGAAGATGTGAAAACCACGAGTATCGTTTACATCATTCCAGAACATCTCATAAGGATTTCCTAGATAGAAGATTTTTCCATTATCCGATCGAGTGTGATAGTGTCCCGAGAAGACACGTTCAAACTTCTCAAATAATTCGCACCCCATACCATCTTCCATGACGTGCCCTCTATGAGCTCTAAATCCGTTGAGCTCAAGGTGCCCCATCGCACACTTGCAAGATACTTTTTTAATAAGTTTGACAGTACTCTCATAATTTTCTTGATTGATCCAGGGAACGAAAAGAACTTTAAGTTTATCCAATTTGACTTCCGTTGCTTCAGAATAAACAATTACATTTTTATATTCTGAAAGTAATAGATTAACTGAATTAACAGTGTTTGTATTTTTATAATAAGCAGTATGATTACCAACAATAGTGTGAACTGTTATGCCAAGATCCCTTAACTTATTGTAGTAATTTTCTTTTGCCCACTCCAATGACCAAAGATCAATATTTCTACGGTTATCAAATGTATCTCCCATATCAATAACGACTTTAATGCCATTCTCTTCCAGATACGGGAAAAAAACATTTTCATAAAAAAGTTTAAAATGATCGTGCAAATACTTAGACCCTTTACGGGCGCCAAAATGCTGATCGGTTATGATTGCAACCTTCATCTACCGCGATACTGAATGTTATCTTTAATCGTATTATAGTCTGAACTACTGCCAGAAAGCAAGCTGTCGTCAATCATCATAACCTCATCAAAACCAGTTCGTTCGATAATCTTGGTCTTGATTTCCAGTTGCTTCTTCTCCTTCTGAATACGGCGGAGGAAAGCGTAATGGATGATTTGAGTAAAATAAGCAAATGGATTCTTAGACTTTTCAGGATCGAAGTTATGAATATATTGAATACAATTTTCGATACCATCAGAGATCATATCATCCCGAAACATATAATTTACAAAGTTCGGTTTGTATGAAAGATGTGTAGCAATCTTCAAAAAGCATTCACCAAGATAATTGCTAATTCTTGGTTTTGGAAGTCCTTTTTCTTTTGCATCTAAAAGTTTGGTTCTATAAACAATGAGTGCTTCTAGCAACTCCTTGTTATTAACATAATGTTCTGGTTTTTTCTTTGGCATAACATACTCTTATTAATAAATTTAATATCAAGTATTAAGATTATACCACATTATGTTAGGACTTGACAACTAGTAAATATTTGAGTAGAATCGCTTTGCTAGGGTTGATAGAGAGGAAGTAGCTTTAATTATCTTTAGTATTATAAAGATCTTCTAGTTTCTTTCTTGCATCATCAACGGATGCAATATATCCCATTTTATCAGAAACTTTAACTGGTTCTGATGTTTCCTCAAGATTTGGAAATGGTCTTTTTGTTGGATACTCTTCCAAATATTCTTGATAAAATTTAATCATATTCTTATCTTTAACTTCTGTCATTGTGATTATTTTTTCAACGTTGACAACATAAAAATCATCATTAGAAAATTTGATCCAAGGTTCTAACTTTAAAAGTGTTCCTTTTGACTTTGGAATATATTTTAATATTACGGGATTTTGCATTACAATTACAGCAATTTCTGTTGTATTGTCAATACAAACTAAAGAGAATACTTCTTCTCCTGAAACCATTTTCAGTATTGCGTAAAACTCTTCTCCCATCATTTATTATTGATTAAATAGTTTCCGATGACAAGATAATCTATATTCATATTTAGAAACGCTTGGACCGCATCATCTGGGGTTTCTACAATTGGTTTTCCATTATCGTTAAAAGATGTATTTAATAGTACAGAAATTTTAGATATATTATTAAATTTTTCTAGCAACAAAGTTAATTTGGGATTATATTCATTATTTACCGTTTGAATTCTACAAGTGTTGTCTTCATGAGTTATTGCTGGAATTTCACTTCTTTTTTCTTCTTTTACTGTTTGTGAATAGCACATATAAGGACTATCAAATCCTTCTTCAAAATAATCAGAAACAAATTCTTCTAATATAACACCAGCAAATGGTCTCCAATATTCTTTTTTATTTGGATTCATTAATATTGATCTTGATCCTAAAGATCTAGGTCCATATTCAGACCTTCCCTGAAACCATCCGATAATTTTATTATCGTTTAATAAATTTGCAACTACTTCATATAGATCTTCATATGAAGAATACGCAATGTATTCAGTGTCTTTTATTGCTTCTTTAATTTCATTATTCGAATATTCTTTACCCAGTAGTGCAATATTTTTAGGTAACGATATGGTTTCTTTTTGTTTTGCTACTCCATAAGCAGCTGCTCCAAAATGTAATCCAGGATCACTAACAAATGGAGATATGTAAATATTTTTTTCTGGAAAATGTTTTCTAAGTAAAGTGTTTCCTAAAATATTTAAAAACACTCCTCCAGACAGACATATATTTTTTTCCAAATAACTTTTATCTTCCAATACTCTAAAATAATCCAGTAATGTATTTTCGAAAATAGTTTGTACATAAGATGCTTTGTCTTCTGCACTTAGATTGGCAATTCCAGTCGAAAACATTGTTTGGTCATCAACTGGAATAACTTTAAAATACATTGATGGGTATCCCAATTCTGTGATTTCATAATGATGTAAAACATCAAATTTACTAATTTTTTTACCATATGCGGATAATCCCATTACTTTACCCGCAAAAGTTTCTACATATCGATGATCTATTGGACTAATATTTTTATTAATTTTTTGGCAATAAATGTGATGGGCCCAAGATTGATAATATAGTCCTATAACATCTCTAGTTGCGAAATGTTTAAATACGCGATTCTTTTTATCAAAATATCCAAAAGAAGAAGTTTCTAGATACAACTGTTTTGTTGTATCTGCTGTTATATTGCTTCCTCCACCATCAAAAATCACATAACAACCATCATTAAAATCACAACTGTATATCGATGAATATGCGTGTGCTTCATGATGTGAAATTATTTTATACTTTGCATTTGGAAATTGTTGAGTAAGAAATCTATCAAGTTCTCCAAGACTGTGGCTGAAATGAAATTGTCTATCACCTAAAGAAGGTAATATGATTAGATCAATGTCCTTCTGAGATAAATTTGCTAAAGAAAGACAATAATCAATAGAATTTTTAGGCCAATTCCCTTCATATTTAAATTTTGTTAGTCTTTCTTCTTGTATACTGCAAATGTGTTTACCATCAATGAATAGCGTTGCACCAGAATCATGAGTCCAGTTTGTATCATTGTGAGTATCCCAATCTAAAGCACCATATAATCCAAGTATTTTCATAGTATCAATTTTTTAGGTTAATATTTACAATATCATAATTAAAGTTTTCTTCGTTATAAACTTTAATTCTTTCTATTAGATGGTTGAGTGTATAATTTTTTCTTGACTTATAACTGATATCATCGGCAATGTCATATAGAGTTGCCTTTGTTTTGTTGTCTCCTTTTCTCAGGACTCTTCCGATTGATTGGAGATTTCTGATTCTTGATTTACTAGGGGAAGCAAAGATAACGTTATGTAAATTTCTGATATTAATACCAGTAGAAAAAGTCCCGTAAGAAGCAACGATGATAGCATTGTTTTCCTTTTCAGTAATTTCTCTGACTTTTTCTCGATCTTCAGTATCTACACCACCGTGTACAAAAAACACGTGACGATTCTCTGCGATACTCTTATTTATGAGATCATATAAAGGTTGACCGTGACCTTCTACTCTGGAAAAAAGAATTAGAGTATTGCCTTTGAGATCTAGGGCAAGGTTCTTGATTAACTTATTGCGCTTTTCGTGATTGATAATATACTGAACCTCATCCTCAAAAGTCTCAAATTTATTTGGTGGGTGCTTGAGTAAAAGAATATTAATATCTAAAGTTGCAACATGACCCTTCTGCATCAGTTCGTCAGTGCGAATGATTTTATAAGAAGGACCAAACAAACCCTCTAGAACCCACTTATGTGTCTGTGTACCATCAAGTGTTCCTGTAAAACCGTAACGATACTTTGCATCTGAAAGTTTTGTCATTATAGATACTAATGACTTAGATTTGAACTGGTGTGCTTCATCTCCTACAACCACATTAAATCGTGAGAAATATTGTCGGGGAAGTTTGTAGATGGACTGCCAGGTTGTGATAATCACCTGAGAGTCCGTTTCTCTTTCTTTTCCAGCGTATATTTTGTGGCAAAATGAACCCACGTCCCACCCATAATCTGCAAAGTCTTTATACATCTGCTCTACAAGGGATGTCGTTGGAACGACTATCAACGTATTTTGCCCTTTCTCAACGTAGTATCTCACAATCGCATATATCATCAGAGACTTTCCAGAAGCAGTTGGAGATATCAGCAACTTGCGATTATGTCTTAAAGCGTCGTATACTCCCTCAACTTGATATTCCCGAGGAGCGTACTTGCTAATTGATGTAATGTAATCTTTTACACCTTCTTTTGAGATGTTTTCATTAATCTCAAAAGGTAGTCCATAAAATTTATTGTTTACAAACTCGTAAGTGTAATCGTGGTTCTCACAGAAACGAGTAAGTTTATCTAGAAGACCAACATAGATCTCACCAGTCTGTGTATTGAACAAACGTATTTTTCCGTCCCAGTGTCTGTTGCGAAACTGGGGCATAAATTTAGCACCTGGTACGTCAAATGTGAACTGATCCGCAAGTTCATAATAGACGTGTGGTTCTGCTTTTACCTGAAGATATACCTCATTCTTTTTAGATATAACCAAGTGTGACATACGTTCATATCAATACAAAAATATTTATTGACATAAAAAAGGGGGTCAATTAAACCCCGCTTGGAACCGATGCCACTCAATTGCGTTTTTGATTTGGTATGTTCTGTTAGAAACTGTTTTAATAATCTCTTCTAGAAACTTGAGCATAATATCATAATATCTGATCTTGAGATCTATCTTATTTAATCTCTCATCAGCGTCCATATGCCTCTGTATTGCTTCTTTATCACGAACTTTATACGGAAATGGTTCTTCTTCGTAGACCTCTATAGGTGCCTTTCCAGTGTAGTAATTGTAGCGTTCTAGTTTGACTCGGTTGTAAGTTTCTCTTGCCTTTTCGCGTAGCAAAGTGATTGTATTATAGATGGTATAATACTTTGAGTGAAGTTGTGGAATTTTTAAAGATTCATCGTGTAGGTTATCAGGATCTATAACAGAATCTTTCTGCCACATTTCCTGAATCTGATCAAGATTCATATGTTGATCCGTCTGGTTTTAGGATATTATATACAGTATACTTGAATGTTGCCTCTGCTGTAAAGTAGTTGATATCCGTATCTTGTGCTTCAAATTCCAATGAATTTAGTGAAACTGGATAGAGATCCTTAAACTTAATAAGTGCAACGTCTCTATAATTGCTATTTAAAATTCTCAATGTTCCGTCACAAAAGGCATTTTTGGGATCTTTTACTTGATCTTGAGTAATAAAATCGCTGTATTGTGAGGTTACTTCTGGAAATCCCAAACCAATTAACCAGTTATGAATTGCCATATAATTTTCCATATTTTCATCAACTAAAAACCTTAGTGTAAAGTCACCATAGGTCAATTGATCACCAGGAACATCTATCATTTTTAAATAGCTGTTCTGTTGTAAAGTTGATAAAGCAATTTCTGGTATTCTAGATCCTGTTGAAAAAAATGTTACTTTAGGAAATTTTGCTAAAGTAAATTTAAATCCAACAGCGGACAGAAAATTTCTATTCTGTATCTGATTTGCAAAGGGATTGGTAGCCATTATTTTTTCTTAGGTGATACTTTTGCATTTGTAACTTCTGGTGACGTTATGCGGGTATAAACTGTTCTTTTACCCCATTTTTCTGGTGTAATATTATTCCCAGCAATATCTTTAGTAATTTGTGGTGATACATCAAAAGAAACGTCTTTATTTACATTACCAGTTTTTCCAAAATCTCCAACATCATTAATTTTTGCAGTTGTTGACTTTGTTTTTTTTCCCATTGGTTTTGTAGTCAAATCTAAACGAGAACCATAAGGTATTGATGGTTTTCCTTCCTTACCCTTTGGTGCTTGTCCTTCTTTATATTTAAATGGAACAGCAGCATTTCTAGTTGTCCAATTATGAGGTTCACCAGTTGCTGTTACTTTATTTGGAGTAAATTTATCACCAGGTGCATAAACTGATGCCTTCACTGGTTTCCATCCATATCTTTTTTCTTGTTCTGAGTTCCATTTTCCAGGTTTCCAATCTTTACCTTTTCCAAATCCTTGCTTATAATTTTTGTATGCAAGAACTGGTTGTGATTTGGATGGTGTTACTTTAGGTGCAAGTGAGTTCCAAAACTCTTGGATATTTGCATCCTCGCAGAATTTTTTATACGACTTCATGAGTCTTTTTAATTGTATTTAGATAAAAAAAGAGGGTCCGAAGACCCTCTTGATTGAGTTGTGAGATAACTCACATAAGGTTTGCAACCTTGACTCTTCTGTAGTAACGGTTTGCGTTAACAGTAAGAGCACCAGCACCCTTGGTAAGACCCTCAGCGAATGGGTTTGCAACCATTCCGTAACGGGTCTTAAAGCCGATTTTTGGCTGGAAGGTGTTCTCGCCAACGGCACGTACCATTTGGAGAGGAACATATGGGCAATAGAAGAGACCAGCGTCATATGGGCTGGAACCCTTGTAACCAACAACGTAGTACTGGTTAGCAGCAACGTTTGCAGCATAAGGATCGATATATACACGATACTTACCTTGCAGAACACCAGCGAAGGTGTTACCAGTGTCATCAACGTTAAGGTTAGCGTTGAGAGCAGGGGTGTAATCGAGAACACCTGCCATTGCAAGTGCTGAAGCAACGTCAGCAGAGCAGATGATGGTGTTGCCCTTTCCTCTACGAGTTCTTTGTGCGATTGCGTTAGCGTCGCGCTCGATTTGGAAGATCAGACCCTTAAACTTCTCAACCGACCAACGACCGTTGGAGTCAACGTCGAGGTCAAAAGTACCTGCGGTAGCGGTATTAACTTGAGCACCAGACTCAGCAACTCTGTAGATGGTTCTGATTACTTCGCGGTTGATCTCAGCAAGAATCTCAGTTGAGAGAATATTTGCGAGTTCAGCCTCAGCATTCAGACCGTGAATTGCCTTGAGGTCTTGAGCGAGCTCAAGTGAGTACTCAGCCTTGAGGGCACGTGACTTAGCAGTTACGGTTACCTTCTCGATGCTGAATGCCATCTGGTTGAAGTTATCACCAGTGGTTCCGAGATCTTCAGCATCATCGGTTCTCATACCCTGACCTACGCTGTAGGTAGTTGCAGTTTGACCTGCTTCAGGATTGAGAAGACCTGGGTTAGTACCAGTTTGACCAGTAGTACCCATACCAACGGAAGCACCAGTCATGCCGTTGGAAAGATCGAAACCTTCGTTTTGACCCGAGAATGCGGAATCAACTTCGTTGTAGAAGGTTTCTGGGCCACCCTGATCGGTGTAACGTGAGCGCATTGCAAAGATCAGTCCAGTAGGACCGTTCATTGGCTGAACGCCAGCAACGTCATAAGCAATCAGGTTAGGCATCGAACGTCTGATCAGTGAGATCAGAACGGGGTCGAAACCTTGCATAGCACCAGTAGTAGCAGCGCCCAGACCTGGATCTGAACCCGAAGCAGTGCTATTGGTTGGACCTTCGAAAAGGAACTCACGCTCCTCACGAATTGCTTTTTCTTGGTTTTCGAGCAGGATAGCGGTCACCATTCTGCGATGTGAATCCTTGATTGGATCGAGACCCTGATAGTCAAGGAGTGGGGACCACTTCTCCTGCAGATGTTCGGAATGGAACATTTGCATTGGATTTACCTCTTTAAAGTGTTAGGTTTGAATTTGATAATCTATAAATCACTTCTTAGCAACTTTGTCTAACAGTGAAAGATATGCACTCATTGATGGTGAATATGATTCTTCAATCATATCTCCTTGTGCTACTTCTTCTGAAAGATTCTCAGTTACAACTTTTGGAGCACTAGTATTTGCTGGAAAATATGATTCTCTCAGAGTTACTAGTTTCTCACGATAGTCTGCTTCACTATCAAACTCAACATTTTCTGCTAGAGAAGCGAGTTTATCTCTCTGGGAAAGTGCTAGACCTTCAGAGACTTCTGCAAAGATCACATCAGCGACCGACTCTGCTAACCTCTTATTAAGAGCAATATTCTTTTCGATTTGCTCGTTGAGTTTTTCTTCCATTTCATCAAGTTTGTCTACCATATTATAGACAACATCATATTTTTCTTCAGGGATTGATACATAATGTTCTTCAAAAAGTCCTCTCAGACCTTGGATGAACGATTCAGTCATTTCTGACTGAAGTCCAGCCTCAACTGCGAGAGCGTTCTCATTGAACCACTCATCAGCAACATACTCAAGATAAGCGTCAACACGCTCAGTTAATGCGAACTTAATATTTTGTAGTTCTTCGACCATTTGTTGAGCATAAACTTCTTGTAGATGCTCTTTGATGGTAGCAACTTTAGATCTGATTGCTGCTTCGAAAATGGTTTTTGCCTTTTCTTGGAATTCTTCGGAGAGTTCTTCACCAGCGAGAAGTGCATTAACATCTTCCTCGATGTCAAATTCTTCTTCTACTACTTCTTCCTCTTCCTCTTCCTCTTCAGACTCTACATCTTCGAGATCCTCATCCTCTTCAGCTTCTTCTTTCATTTCCTCATGATCTTTCTTATGCTTTTTCTTAGAGGATTTTTCTTCCTTCTCATCTTCGTCTTCTTCAGACTCTTCCTTTTCAGCTTCTTCCTTAACAGCATCAGCTTTTGCAGCTTTAGCGTTAACAACATCTCTTACTTGAGCAAGAGTTGCTGAAGGATCTTTCAGCTTACCTGATTCGTCATCTGGACGATAATTTTCTGGAGTTGGGCCACCTAGATCCTCCCAAGCACCAGATTGACCAGGAGTTGCAACTGGAGTTGCACTCCCGCGAGGTGCTTCAGCTGGAGCAGCGCCTTTCGTTACTACGTTTTCCATTTCTTGTAAATTGCTACCAACGGACATTTTTGTTTAGATTTTTGTATTTAATCTATATTTATTTATAAATTAAAGATTTGATAGAAAATCCTGGAACAATTGTACCTTATGTTCCTGAAGAGTTCTCTCATCAACTAGTGTATTAATTCTACGCTTTGTTGATTCAGCGAGTTTTTCACGAAGGATTCCACCTTCCCAAACCCACTCTTTACCTTCCATAATTCCTGAAACAAAAGCATCAGGGGCAGAAGGATCAGCAACGATATCAGCAGCAGTTGCAAGCATAAAATCTTCGCCTACAATTTTATGACCTTCATTAGTCATCTTTAGTGAACCAACACCACGAGAAGAAACACCAAGCATTACGCCTTCGTCTAAAAGTGACTTAGCGATCTTACCCATTGGGGTCTCAAGAAGTTGTGCTTTACCTCTAAAATTATTTCCTTCTTGAGTAAGAGAAACAATTTTGTGAGAAACACGATCAAGGTTAACAGTTGGACCATCGGGGTGTCCAAGTTCACCTAGAGCACGACCTTTTGCAACAAAAGTTTCATTGTATCTACCAACTTCTCTTGCGAGAGTTTCCATAGGATACATTCTTCCGTTACGGTTACAAATGTTTCCTTGTAGGAATACACCTTCGATGTACATCTTTTTAGATGCACCTTTTCCTTCGGTGATAAATTTAACTTCCGATACTTCTTCTGTGATGAGTTTCATTTTTTTATGCGTCTCCAGAAATTTGAACTTGTTGTAAATATACTTTTCCAGCAGACCCTGTTGTCATAGCAGACAATCTTAGGGATTTTCTAATATTGCCCGTTGATGTAAACGCTGTTATAATTCCAGTGGTATTTGTTCCAATTCCAATTTTTGTGGAAAATGCTCCAGCAACTGAAGATGTATTAATTACTGATACAACTGGGCAGTGTGTAAACTGATAATAAGTTTGAGCATCAGTTGTAAGAGTTACATAATCACCAACTTCAAATGGCGATCCCGTTCCCTCAGGCAAAGTAATAGTAGTTGTCGATCCAGTTTGAATTCCAACTACTCTTTGTGAAGCAAGAGTTAATCCTAAAGTAGCAGAACTACCAGAAACAATTACATAATCTGAATGAGTTGCTGTTGGTTCGGTTCCAATCGCAACAAAAGTATCAGCGCCTGTTGCAGTAACTCTTAGAGTATTTGACTGAACAGAAAATGCTGTTGATTTTGCTGCGACAGCGCCAGTTACAAAAGATGTATTTAATCCAACTGGTCTATGTGTCATTATTCTTCATCCTCTTCTTCTGTGTATTCTTCATCATCCAGTTCTTCACCTTCTTCAAATTCAGAGTCTGCCTCTTGTTCACCAAACATATTTTGGGCAACGAGTGGACGTGCTAAATCAACTCTTTCTGCTGCTTTAGCATAGAGTGCATTTTGAATCGCATCTCTAATATCAGAAGCAGAAGAATCTTGTGCAATCAAATCGATAATATCTTCCATGAAATAATTTTTTAGATATAGGTCTATACTTTATTTATATCTCTGCTTTTTTAGTATCTTTTGTCAAGTTTTTATCAAACTCTGCTGCTTGCGCTTCCAAATCTGGTTCAGTTGGTACTTGTCCCATATCACTAGTTGGGTTTTGTCCCATATCACCCATTCCCATATCACCACCTTCTTGTGGTAAAGGTTCTCCCGTTATTGGATCAACAGCATTTGGATTTGGGATAATTCCTTTCTCAATTTCATCCTGAATTTGCATATCAATCTCAATGATTTCTGCATCAGTTTGACGTAGAATTCTCTTGCGAACATATTCTGTTGAGAAATACTTACCAATGTATGGTTCTATGGTCGCTAGTGTGCCAAGTCTATTATTAACAAGTTCAGTTTCTTTTAATTCTGCAAATTGATTATCATACAAGAAATCGTACTGAATGTGATCGGACATTACATCCCAATCTTCAGGACTTACAATGTTTTTGAGAATCAATTGCGTTCTCAAAATATCATTAAACAAATTAGCAAAACGCTTTCTAAGTCTGCCAACAAACTTAGCGAACTTAAGCTCATCTCTTAAAATTTCTGAAGATCTTCCAAGATTAAATCCACCATCAGCAGCAATTCTTGATTCTGGAACTCCGAGTGCTCTATACAGTTTCTTTTGGAAATACTCAATGTCGGCAAGTTCACCAAGATTTTGACCGCCAGGGAGAGTGGTAATTTCTGTTCCTCTACCACCTTCTCTTCTTGGAAGCCAAAAATCTTCCATCATACTCATAAACTTACGATCATCACGAACTTCACCAGTCGCAGCATCATAAACAAGTTTATTGCGATATCTCATCATCACATCCTTGAGATATTGCTCTGCTTTTACCTTGGGAAGATTGCCTACATCAATGTAGAAAATTCTTCTTTCTGGAGCACGTGACAAACGATAGATAACCAGAGAATCCTCAATCATTCTAAGTTGATTGAGTGACTTAATTGCTTTGTGGAGATATGATAGAACTACGTTCTTATTTCTATCTAAAAGACCAGATGTGCAATAGGCAATAGAATCTTTTGCAATTTTAACAGATCCTTTGTTACCACCCATTGATCCACCACCAAAGGTGCCACTTGCATAATTGTTTCCACCTTTGCTGTAGATAAAGAATTCTTCGATTTCTGGGGTATTAATATCTTCTTGTTTGTTATTATTTAATATTGCTGGACCGTTACGATTATCTTTTTTCTTTTCTTGTCTAATATACTTGATCTTTAAAGGATCGACATATCTTAGTTCTTGGATTCCTGATTTTGGATCTTTAACATCAATAACTTTTAGATAATAAAGTCTACCATCAACGTACCAATTTCTAAAAATCTCATGGCACTTTTTATCAAAGTCAAGCATTTCTTTAATATGCTTAAACTCTTCTCTAATTTTTTCTTTTAACTTATCACTTGCATTCAAGTTTGATAACTCAATCTCAACTGGGGAATCATAAAGATCGCTAACAAGTGCTTCATTTACAACGTCTTCGATGGCATTATCACATTCTGGATGCAATGCCATTTCACGGTAACGACGAATTAAATCATATTCTGTACGATAAACCCCCTCCAGGTCTACATACTGACCATAAAATCCACTCTGAATATAATAATCAACCCCGTCCGCATTATTTTCTGGGACGGGGGATATTATACTCTTGGATTTGTTTTGATTATTATCAATTGAAAAACCAAAGAGTTTTGCCATGTTATAAGTTTTTATTGACTATCCTATCATAATATTTAGTTGATATCAATACCACCAGCATTAGGACTATTGCCTCTAATTGCTTCCCACCAAAGAACCTGAAACTCTACTTGGAATTCTTCAATATTTTCAGTATCATATGACATATCAATTGCACTAATATTCGTTGGAAAGAGATCATACATATGGTATGCTCTCAGAGTAGATCCATCACGATCTAACTGATAGATAAAGGCATCTGCTTGATAAAGAGATGGATCTGTAACACCAGTGTTATCTGAAACACGATTAATCGTGTTCATCCAGTTCTCAAAAGCAGATCTGATAGAGAAATCAGTATCGTTGATAATTGTAACTGACCAACTCTCGAAACTTCTATCACCAGCAACGTTTAAAGTTCTTCCTCTAAATGAAACAGGAAGAGCTGCGATTGTTGATGCGGGAAGTGCAGCAGCTTTACATAAAAATCTTGATTTATCAAGAACAACTGTATCTGCTGGTGCAATATCAGGGAAAGCGAGAACAACTTCGAAGAGGTTACTTCTAGCTCCACCACCTGTGAGCTTACTCTTGAAGTCTGTGATTTTCCTTAATGGAGGTGGATTTAATTGGTTTCTAGTTGCCATTGTTTTTTAACCTCTTAAGTAATTAAACGTTTCCAACTACTTCTTCAAACGCAACACCAGTTCTGGTGGCAACAAATGTAAGACCAATGAAGTTGATTGATCTTGTAGGTTTAATGTAAATATCAGCCACGAATTCATTATTATCTATGATAGCAGCGGTGTTGTTTGTTTCATCACAAACGACAACGTAGTCAAAAATTCCTCTCTTTGCCTGAATGTCACGGAGGAATGGCTCAATAATATTTACAAAGTTTGTTCTTGTAATCTCATCGTTAAATTCGAAAAGTTGATCTTTAGCAGCTTGAGAAATTGCATTCTCAAGATAAACAAACAATCTGCGAACATTAATGCGGTCAAATGCTGAAGATCTTGCAAGTCCAGTTTTGTCACCAAAGAGTACAATACCAGATCCAGGTAAGAATACAACTGGATTGATTCTATTTGTATAAAGTCTATCTCTTTGTGATTTTGATGGATTATATGCCAGTTTGACTGCGTTTAGAATTGCACCTCTAGAAGTTCCAGCAGGTGAGAACCATGGGAAATTAGTGATGTCATTTCTTGCACAAGTTCCAGCAATATCACCATTTAGTGGAATGTATCTAAACGTGTTATTAAATCTATCAAACATATACTTGTAACCAGAATCAAATACCGCATAAGACGAAGAAGTTACAGGTGAATAGAAACTGATTACGTTATTTGTAATGTCCTCATCAGAGTTAACTGTTGTTGCAGTTTGTGATGATGTATCTGTAATTGCTGCGCCTCTATATGGTGAAATGAACGCTAGAGCATCCTTTCTAATTTCAGCAACCGCAATAATCTTATTCGCTAACGCTTGTGCATTTTCCTTGTCATAGGATGCAGATCCCATCAGCAAAAAGTCAATATCATAATTTTCAGTATTCTCAAATAATCCATACCCAGTTGTTAGATTGGTCAATCCAGCAGATAAAGCACCAGTGGTTGTTAATCCACTTTGACCATTATAATTTAATCCACCAAGTAAAACTAAAGTGCTGTTTCCGTGAGCACCAAACTTAATTCCACTCGCATTTTGATCCCAAGAAACATCATTTTCTAATGCGAAGGTATTTCCAACACTTACTGGTTCGAAAGAAGTTGTGGTAATACCACCAATTGCTTGATGTGGTTGAGAACCAGCAAATAAGTACTCAGAATTAACTTCTAAGTATTTTCTCCAGTATGAAGGACTGCCACTTGAGAACTCAGCATCTTTTGCTTTTGATATCGAAAGATGCTTCTCAAGAATAGTTCCTGCATTACCAGTAATTTCTCCATTATCGTCGATAACAACAATGTGAAGTTCATCAAATCTACCACCTCTTGATGCTGAAAATTCGGAGGTTTGTGGGCGATCTGCAATTCCATTCCAAGAAATGGAGGTTCCATTGGAAAGTGGGATAGTTTGAGAACCAAACCAATCTGTAACTGTTGGTGGAGTAGTTGATGCAACTCCAACTCCAGCAGATGTATTTACTGTTACTTGTGTTCCTGAAGTAAATCTATAAACTCCAGATTCTTGATAATCTATTGCGGTTTCAGTTCCAGCAGCACTGACGTGTGATACCAGTTTTACCCAATAAGTGTCAGAGGCGATCGCAGTAACTACACCTTTTAGATAACCGTCCAATACTGATGTTGTTCCTGCTCCAGGAAGAACTCTACCAACCACAGTTTGAGTAATTCCATAACCAACCTGAACAGATGCTGTGGTTACTCCCGTAAGAATCTGATCGGCAAGACCATCAATTACAGCAACTTTAAGATTATTTGCCCAAGAACCAGGGTTCTTAGCAGCAAGGAAAAAATTGCTGTTTGTATTCTCATCATATCCTAACTGGACATAATGCTCATTACTTTTAATTTTAACGTTTGCACCTGCGCCAACAAAAGCATTTTTTAAGTCTGTATCATCAGATCTTACTACGCTAAGTTGACCACCATATGCAAGATATGAGGATGCAACCATCCAATGCTCATAATGCTTATCAGTTGAATAGGGCTTTCCAAAAGTATCAAGTAATGATTGTTCTGTTGTAACAATAGTTGGTAACTCAACAGGACCCTTTGCAAAAGGTGCGACAATTGCAGCAGTCTTATCAGTTACTGAGTCTACTCTACCTGCAGTTAAGTCAACTTCTCTAACAACGATTCCAGGAGATGCTAAATTGAGTGGCATCTTGACTTCTCCGAATCCAAATTTAATCTGAAATTATTTATTAAAAAGGTTACTTTCATTGGGGAAACGGTGCGTGAACGCTCACCAATCTGGATATTCCCACTGAATAGACTTTTTTTGATCTTTTCTACTTCTTTGTATTCTTTTTATTGTACAATCTTTACATTCATATGAGTATGCAGAAGGAAATACTCCTCTATTCTTACGAGTTAAATAAAAATCACTAGTTAAATTTTTTACCTTCTTACAAATTCTACATTTTCTGTCTGAAAATAATATGTGCTCTAATTCTATTTGATCATCAAAGTCATATTCCATTATCTGTAATCCCACATATAGGAGCGATCACCATATTCGTCTACATTCCAAACTTCTAGTTGATTATCATTTTTTCCAGCTCTCATCCATCTGTCACCTGTTGTTTTTTCTACAAATACTTCATCATCTAATCCATCAACAATAAATCCAAAGGGTGCCATATCTTGCTCAATTTGATTTTTTTGTTCCTCATAAATTCTTTTACGAACATCGTTGTCCGTCATCTCTTTAAAGTATTGCTGAGCAACTAACCAAGAGAAGATGACAAGACACATAGCAAGGTCATCATTGCAACCCTCTTCTGCCATAAAAGTGTTGTGACGTTGAGTAAACGTTGTTAATTCACTAATGATATCATAGTCATTAATAATTAGTTTGTCATCTTCGATAAGAGTTCTTAAATTGGAACATCCTAATTTTTTGACTGCAGAAGTCATTCGAACTCCGAGTTGAGACTTCTTACCACTAAATCCAGATCCAACGATTTGACCTGCTCTTCCTTTCATTGCACACATAAGAACATTATCATACTCAAGATCGAAATGCAGAATATTTGCCACTTGATCTCCAATATCATTAACCTCGACTAAAACCCAAGAATCATTGTATGCCTTTGCTATTTGATTAATGATTGATGGAAAAAGCATCGGTTTAATTTCATTATTTTTATATTTTGCTACTGCCCTGTATGGGAAGTTTGTAATATCAAAAACAATAAATGCTGAATAGTCGCTCCCAACACCGCGTGCAACGTCAACGGTTATTAGATAATTATGCTCTTCTATTGGATTTTGGTAAATATCTAATCCTTTATTTCTCTTTAATGGATCATCATAAACCAGAGTTCTCAGTTTAGATGGATTGATGAGAGTATCAACCGATCCTAAGAACTCACACTCAAACTCAACCTTAAACTGTTGTTCAGATGTGTTAGCAATCGTCTGTGCTTTCCATTTCTCATCTCTTCCTGGTACTTCCGACCAGTGAACATCTGTTGGGATATATTCATTCTTACCTCTCTCAGCATCGTGCCACATACGGTAGAAATGATTCATACCGCGAGGAGTAGATACGATAATTACTTTTGTGCTTTGACCTGAAGATATAGTAGGATAAACAGAGGCAAAGAAGTCATCAGCAATGTGATTTGGGATAAACGCGAACTCGTCCAAAAAGATGATATTATACGATCCACCTCGAACAGCAGATGAAGATGTAGAGTTTGCTGAAATCTTGGATCCATTTTCTAACTCTAGAGAACCTTTATTCCAAGACAAGATACCTTGTTGCATCCAACGTGGCAAGTTTTCATAAGCAAGTTGTAATCTTTGGAGAAGATCCCTCGCAGTAGATGCTTTGTTCGCCAATATAGCTATATTAACGTTATCATTAAAGATAGCATAATGTAACAAATATGAAACACAAGTCGTAGATTTACCCGTCTGGCGAGGCATTTTACAGATATTAAATCTATGTTCGTGGAAATTCTTAATTAATTTTTCTTGGAACGGATACATCTTAAATGGTTGTAGTCCGTGATCCAGTGTTACAATTTTAATATAGTTTCTAGCAAAGTAGACAGGATCTTCCTTACATCTGACAAACTCAAGAATTTGATCTTGTGTAAATTGTATAGGCGTGTTTGCCCTCTTAAGGTTAGGGTTGCCTAAGTAAACATCTTCACTCATATCAATGCTCCTTTATGTTAAATCATAAAAACCTAAAGAACCTATGCAAAGAGCACTACCAGACACTGACCTTGCTGCTAGAGTATAAGTATCACTGACTTTTGATTGAGTTCTTCCGAGTTGCAAATCAAAATTATATTCTTGATCTACACCTAGAGGAACATTTGCTTTGTTTGCGGAAGAAACATAATCATTACGAACAATTTCTCCACCAGTCATTGATGTTGATGCAGTATCCATTTGAACATTTGGAGATCCATCCAATACCCAAGATGGTGTGGTAAGAGTTGCATTTTTAATTAATGCAACTTCTATTGTTGCAGATTGACTTGATTCTGGAATAAAAGAAATTTGAGTTGGAAGAATTATTGCATCTTCTCTTCCTGGTGCAAGACGAATGCTTACAATTGGAGCAAACAAAGTTGATCCAACAGAAACTTGTGCGATTCTTCTTGCAATACCCTCTGCTTGTTTTTTCTCATATCCACCATTGGACTGAATAGATACACAAATCTGTTTCATCGTTGACGAAGATGTTGTGATTCCTGTGTTTAGAATCTCATAACGAACTGGAAGATTTACAGTTGTCATATAAACACTATCAAGAGTGTTTGCGTGATTAAAAATATGTGCAGTATGAAACTTTCCGTTATCATTGATAAATCCAACTCTTACTGCACCAACACCTAACCACTCATATTCACTCACAAAAATTTGTGCTTTGGATATATCTAAACGAATTCCACTTGGATTGGAATCATTTGGACCAGATCCATCTAAAGTATCACGATTCCATTCTGATTGTGGAACAGTTACCGTAGTTCCAACTCCAGATATTGCAGTTCTTTTTATGATGTTTAGTTGAGAACCATTGAGTTCTAACATCACTCCATTTTCTGATGATGCATATCCTGCTCTCTGAACCAGATTTTCCTTTGCAGGATTAAACACAAATGTTTGAAGAACTTGTAATGACTTGCCTGGTTGATATGAGAATACCCTTTTACTTTCACGAATCAAAGAACATCCTGCAGTCGTTCCGATTCCTAATGTTGCAGTGCTTTGAGCGGTTATGAATCCTACTGTAGAACCTGCACCAACAACTACATCATCAAAATCTCCGTCTTGTGAATATCTATGAGTAGAATCAAAAATTGTAAATGGATTAGATACTTTTACTCTACCAAATAGATCACCATTAAATCCCTGTCCTACTGGATCAAATATTTCACCATAACGATCTGCCTGCATATACACTTCAAAGAGTGTACGCTCTTGATTCAAATAATCCTGCGTGTTCTTATTCCACTGAGCCATAAATTAAACCCAATCTAACTTTGATGGATGATATCTCTTAGAGTCTTTTACTTTGTATAGATTGTTAGAAGAATCTACAGAATAAATTGTCTGAACAATACAACCAGGATATTCATCTTGAAGATGTTCCGCTAGTTGTTGATTTGTTGGAATTCCTGATTTTGTGTTGAGGGATAATCTATGAATGCTTCCTTGATATAAAATATCTGCCGCAAAATTTTCACCCACATCCTCTTGTTCTTGAGCAGCAGCATTCATATAGAGATTTCCATTAAAATCTCCTGCAATATTAACGCTTTCTGATAGAAATTGTTTAAAACTTTTCATTTTACCAGATCTACAATTGTTTCTTGAGTTTTAAAATATAATTTAACGTAGCACTTTGATATATTTCTCAATTGCTCAATATCTTCACAAGCATCAATCTCACGAGAAATTTTTGCATACTCAAAATTCTTATTAAGATTCTCAAGGGTAATTTTATCGGGATCCATAATCAATTACAATTCCAACGACGTAATGCTTTATTTATTCTGCTATCAGGGTCTCTCGCAGTTTCAGCAGATGTTAAACGTTTTTTCATTCCACTCATTCTACTACAAAAATTCTTTCTGCGTTGTGCTCTTTTACCCGTTGGTTTCTTTTCAGTTACTGCAGTTTGTAACTTGGAACCTGGATTTTCACGACGATAAGCATCCACTGCTTTTTGACTTAATCCATCAGTCTTATCTTTACGATTAACTTTTTGCCAATCTTCACCAAGTTCTGTTCTCCAATCAGAAAACTCATAAGAGTCTGCAAGTGGAAGTTCGATACCAGTTAGTTTCTTTTTGGCAATATCTGATCCCTGTTGACCAGACTGTGCTCTTTTTCTTATTTTATCATCTCTCTGCGCTTTTCTTGCATCTGCAGCAGTATGTCCAATTTCAAAACTTATCCCCTCACTTACAGATTTCCATCCACCACCTTTCGATTTGTACCATTTTGATGCCCATCCATTTGCATAAGCACTTGGATAAACATCAAATTTTTTCCTTGCAAGAGATTTTGCTCTTGACCATAATGCTGGATTTGTTGGTTTATTTTCTTCTTCTATCGAAACTTCTTCGGGTACACAATTAGGAACATTTCTCTTTCCTTTCTTCTTCATACCAACTTGCTTATATCCAGTCCAACACGCTTCATCTACCTTATGCTCTCCACTCTCAAGGTAATCTGCAGCGGTATCAATGTAGTCTGCTGCTTTGGTAATTTTTGATTGCACCCAAGCCTCAATTTCACCCTCACCTTTCATTTTTTTCTGCAATCTCTTTGCTGCTTTAATGATTGTAGAAAGTTCGGATCTTGCCATTGAGTACTCATGATCCATTTCTTTTGATTCTGTCTTTATCGGAATAGTTGTTCCTTTTACTAAGTTGCGTATCTTTTCTTGTCTTCGAGCTTGTTTGGAACCTTGAGGACCAATATTAAAACTCATCTGTTCATTTGCAGGATGAACCTGAGCAATATCGAATTTCATTTGATTGGGTGTGAGCATTGATGGTGTGGAGTACATTGCCCAAAAACTTGGACCATACTTACACTCAGATTGAGTTTCATTTTTTTGACACTTTGGACAATACCTAATCATCTCTGACTGCTCTCCTATGTTATTTGATACCATTTTAGGTTTACCACCCTTACCTTTACGATTCGCTACTGGATCTGCTTTCCTCTTCCTTCTTACGGCACTGGCAATCGCCTTTGCACCCCCTTGAGAACGTAATTGGGATGCTTTCTTGTTTGATAGGCACTTGGGTTTCGACTCCCCCTCTTCTCTCGCACATGGTCCGATTGCCTCTCCTTTAGTGTTATAACGTTTCCAACCACCTTCTGGATGATTTGGATCAAACCAATTACGAAGGTCTTCATTAATATCTTTAAATTTTTTGCGATGCTCTTTTTTAGCATCTTTTTCCATTTTTAATAATCTAGTATAATAATCTGGAATTTCGTCCAAATGCTGAAGAGCAATTTCCATTGCTAATTTATGATTTTTAGTGTGCTCGTGTTCTATAGGTTCACCAATTTTTAATTGCTTCTCAATAAAAGAAACCTCTAAACGATGCTTTTTAGCAATTTGTTCTGGTGTCTTATAAGGTTTCATCTGCTCATTAAATGGTGACTTTGATAGAGTGTTTTCACCCTTTTGTCTTTTTTTACGAGCAGCACAATGAGCACGTTGGGAAAATTCACGTGGATTATTACAGTCTATTGACTTTTTATAATCTTTAGACCAACTCATTAAATACTAAGACTCTTCTTTATTATTTAGAAAACCTTGTTTGAGTAGTTTTGATAATTCAGCAGTTGATCCAACAAATAAAGAATTATTTGTAACATTTGCTGTTACTTTTGTTGACTCATCCTCAACATCTTTTAGTTTCTTTTGCAAATCCATCAGTTTATCTGTCGTATCTGCAACACTCTTAATCAACTGTCCAGCAACTTCGTATGCTCTTGGACTTCCACCTTCACCTGCCAATTCTAAAATTCCATTAATTGCTTCTTGCCCCTTTTCAATCAAGGAATATAGATTTGCCCTTGTATAATCATAATCTTTTTTGATGTCTTGTTTTTGATCTGGATCTTTTATAACTTCTATCTCATTGACCTCAGTGTCAATCTCAACAATATTGCTTTCAGTTGAGAGAAGTTTATCTAGTTTGTCAAAAGAATTTGTCATAACTTAAAATCAAATATCTAATTGGCGAGTAGGGCTATAGTTTCTAGAGTCATTAAAGTAATCAAAAGTCTCACTAAATCCAAAATCATCTTCAGGATCTATTCTGGCATTATCAGCAGCAGTAAGAACATTGATTGTACTATTATCAGAATGCTCTGCGGCAATAGTATCATCGTATCCTCTTTGGACAGTGATTGTATTAGATGAAATTGCGTTAATTAGCATAATTTCATTATCAATGACAATTCTGTTATTAACTGACAGAAGTACTCCATCATTGACAGTTAGAGTTTGAGTAGTTTTGTTTATAGGATTAGTAATAAATGTTGTTGCATCTCCGTCATAATCTTTAAGTGCTTTTGCCGTCACCGTATATCTCATCTCTCTCTTGGCAACAGATCTATCAAGAGATGTGTATTGATCAACCTGAACTTTCTTGATGAGACCGTCAGTAGACTCAGCGATTGGACCAAAGAGATATGTTTTAGCAGTAAACTGTAAAGTATAAATTAATGATCTTCTCGTAGAAAAATCTCCTTCATAATCATCTTGAAAATTAATAGATTCCAAAACAACAGGAATGTCTCTTTTTTCTCCAATCGAATCTATTAAATCAACAGTTATAACAAATGCTGGTTGAAAAAACGGTAAAATTTGCTCAACAATTTGTAAGGCATCATCATTTAGTTTTGTTAGAATGTTTAACTCAAATCCAATATTATAAGGAACGGGAAGATATACCTTTTTTAAGTTAGTTCCATCACTAGCTTTAAATGATTGTGTAACTCCTGCTTTTCTAGTCGCATCGTATTGCAAAGAATTCATCTCAAATGACATTCTTGGCAATGTAATCTGAACTGGTTTATTTAATTCTGCTTGTTGCTCAATTCTTGCAAGAAACTTTTGTCTTGGACCATATGCCAAAGGAACTCTCATATCACTAAGTGCCACACCATTTTCATCTTTATGTTTGATATAGATCTGATTAAAGATTGTACCAAAAGATACTACAGTTTTTCTAATGATTTGATGATAAAAATAAGTTCCTAACATTAGTAATTACCAAAAGGATTTGATTCTGAAAAGTCTACGAGTTGATCTGCTATTGCTTCAATTTCATCATTTTGTGCATACGGATCATAAATGTCTTCTCTATCATAAGAAGAAATAGAATATATGGCGGATGTTGCAGCACCGACTAAATCTTCACCTTCATAGAAGGTTCCACTATTTATTCCAACTTTAAGAGTTCTTGTATCAACATCCCAAGACTTAACCCTTGCGGTTGTTCTTGATTGCTCACCAACAACAAGTTCATTATATTGATAGGTTCCAATTCCAGTAATTCTTGGTGGATCTGCAATTGTAACAGTTACTTGCCCAGAAATATATCCATTTCCAGGATCGACAATTCTCACACCAATAACTTGATCTGAACTGTTAACAACCGCTACTGCACGTGCTGTTGACAATCCAATCTTATCCGCAAAACTACTTCCAATGCTTATTGTTGGCGCTTCTGTGTATCCCACACCAGCGTTTGTAAGTACAATAGAAGTTATTGTTCCTGCCGAACCAACTACAGCATATCCAGTTGCTGTTACAAATCCCACTGGTACTGGAGAAGGTGTTGAGAACGTTACCACAGGGTTCTTATTAGGGTCATAGAATGATCCACCATTAGAAATACTAATTGCGTTAACAACGCCTAAAGTCGAAATTCCAGCAGTTGCAACACCAGCAATTCCAGTTGGATTGGAAATTGTAACTATTGGTGATGTTGGATATCCAGATCCGTTTGATCCAACAGTAAGTTGAGATATTCCAAAATATGATTCTTCTATGCTACAAGTAGCAGCTGCTCCAGTTCCACCGCCACCACTAATTGTTATTGTTGGTGCAACAGTGTGCCCACTTCCAGCATTAGTTATCAAAATTTCTGAAATAGAGTAAACTCCATTTTTACTTGTTGTGATCGCAACCGCAGTTGCCTGAGTTCCTCCAGGAGGTGCTGAAAATGTAATAGTTGGTGTTGACGTATAACCTGTTCCATCATCGTTTAAGAATATCTGTCTTACATAACCAGTATTAACAACAGGACTTGCAGTAGCTGTTACCCCCAACCCAGAAAGAATAAGTGTTGTGATATAACCTTGATCCTCAATAGTTTTATCAATCTCTTCTATAGAAGTATCAAGAACCTCATCTTCATATTCAAAGAGTTCGCATTTTAATTCATAAACATAATTTTTTCCTAATTGGTAAAAGGGTTGTTCATGCTCAACAAATTTTACTTCGAATAATCTTCCACCTAGTGGAAAGTATATCAAATCACCTTCTTTAGGACGTTCACCAATTAAAATTTCATCGGCTGGTAGTCCAGTTATAAATGGTGCAATAAAATCTTCATATCTTTCTCTAGAAATAACTAAAGTAACTTCATCACGTAAAGACATACCAAATTTAGTTAAGATATCTCCCGACCCACTATATCCTTCATAATTTTGTACATATGCCTCAATTAAGAAATTATCATCAAAAGTTGATGATGTTATTTCTCTTAAATCTATCTCACCAAATAAATCTGGTCGTGATACAACTTTTCTTGGAATATAAGTTACTTCTACTCCATAAATTTTAAGCTGCTCATTAATTAACTCTTGAACGAGTCTTTGCTCACCAAAAGATCCTTGAAGAAAAAAGGGATTTAATGCCATTATCCAATAAAATCGTAAGGTGGTAATTCATACTCTAGGGTCATTCTAGATTTAATATCTTCTAATTCTCTTTCCGCATCATCATATAATTGTCTACCATTTAACTCAATACCACCTGGCAACTTAACACCATTAAATTTAATTAAATTCTGTCCCCATTGCCTCTTAATTAGGGCAGTAAGATATTTCTTTAAGAAAGAGTCATTATAAACTTGAGAGAATGATGATGGATCAAGAGCTCTATAGCAATCAAGAATTAACCAATTATCTTTTGACTCTGCACCCCAATCAATATCTAAATATAACCTATCTTGACGCTTGTTAAATCTTACTTGTTTATCTGTTGTAAGTAAAAAGTCAATATCTTCAAGATATGTTTTAGTCATTGCATAATGCAATAATTCTACTGAATTAAAATAATACAGATCATTTAAAAACAGTTGATATTTGATACTGAACATTCCACCAGAAATAGAACTAGTATCAAATTTAAATATCCTTTCTATACCAATGACTGAATCTGGAACTTGAATGTAATTTGACGTTTCGTAAAAATTAAATGACGTTGTTCCATACCCTGGAATTGTAGAACTTGCCGTTGTCGTTACAATTCCAATTCCATCCGTATTTTTTGCCCTACCTCTATCAAGATCATCCTGAGTGATCTTGTACTTGAGGTACATTCTCTCAACCCCATCAAAATGTCTTTCTTGGAAATACTGAATAGCATCGTCAACTAGATCATCAATTTGATCGTCATCAACGTTAATTTCCAAAACAGGCGCACCAAGTCTTCTCAGACAATAATCAACTAATTCCTGCCTAGTACTTGGTTTTGCCATTTTTCACCTCTTATTCTTCGTAATCCGATGATTCTTCTTTAATTTTATCTTTTAATAATTTTTTAGAAGCAGGACTTTCACTTAAAACGTCAAGTTGTCTTTGTAACTCAAGATTTGACATCATTAATTTATTTTTTTCTTCAGTGTAGTCTCTAATTAAAGATTTTAGTCTTGCTTCTAAAAGTATATTTTGTGAATATAAGGAATTAATTCTTTCGTTGTAAACAGTAACCAAAAGATTCACATCAATTTCACTATTCATTTTTAGAACGTACCTCCATCGATTGCGTCAGTCCATACAGGAACATTACTTGCATTGGTTGTTAAAACAAAGTTAGAAGTAGATGCATATCCCGTTTCTGGTGAATTTGTGCTAATAATTTTACCATTAGCATCAAAATATAAAGCACCTCTTGTATGTATACCAGATACTGCCCAGTCCAGATAAATTGCACCAACATCTAAAGTTCCTTTTACTCCACTAATTACTTCATTAGTGTTAGTAGCATCGGGAACATATGTCCAATAACCAGTGCTATCATCATAACCAAAAAATCCTAATTTATTGTTACCAGATCCAATACCAGTATTATATTGATAAGAAATACCACGATCAGTATTGGTGTCGTATCCAGTAGTAATAATTAATTGAGTTGTTGTAGAAATACCACCAGATTGAACTGTATCATTAATAGTAATAATTTTATTTCCAGTATCAATCGATGTAATAGTCGTAATACCTGAGGGTGATAATCTTGGTGACCCAGAAACTACGTCATTTGTGTTAAGTCCAACAACAGAATCTAAACGAATAGTGCTGACACCCGCAGCAGCATCACTCATTACAACTCTTTCAGTTGTTACATCACCAAGTCTAAGAATAGCATCATTGATTGTAGTTGATGATGAATTTACAGTAACGGTAGTACCATCAACTTGTAAGTCTCCCTTGATGATAACCGTTCCTTCATTACTCTTACCATCAGGATATGGGTCAATAAATAACTGATTTCCAGCACCTGGTTTTGTCGAAATGACATTAGAACTAATGCCAATATTATCAATTACAGCTCCACCTTCATTATAGAATAAACCTGTTTGATTAATTCTACCAGTAAAAGATGTAATACCAACAAGGTACAGAGAACTCAAAACATTTAAATTTTGAGTAGTTGTTGTTTGAGCACTTAAAAGATTTTGTACAAAGAAATTACCTGGTCCACCAGCACCAGCAACAACGGTTCCAATACCAGTTGTGGTGGTAATTCCATTTACACCAACGGAAAATACATCTTGACTATTTGCTCTTAAGAGCAACAAACTAGATCCCGCAGCAGAGTCAAGATTTATTGCATTAAAAGTAATACCAGTAAATGCAACTCCAGGATTATTCCAGGTTGCTCCAGATTCTAATGTCGGTTCGTTTCCAGTTAGTGTACCTTGATTAATAGTTGTTGATCCATTAATTGTATCAACAATAAATCTATCAATTACACCATCGTTAATTCTATATTGTTGAGATGCTCCACCAGTAAAAATAAAGTCTCCCGTTCCATTTGGTGAAACGATTATATCTCCGTTTGTATTTTCACTTGAAAATGTATTACCATCTAAACGAAGATTATCTACGTTCCACTGATCAACTTTCCTACTATTATCCATGATGGCAACTATGCCACCATCTGAGTTTCTAGTATTGACAACACCCTGGACTGTACCAGGTTGATGATCCATCATGGAGGTGTAGTAACGTCCACCAATTGATAAAACGTTAGATCCGTCGTCACCAATAAAGACCCTATCTTTATATTGGTTTAGACCACCATAACTACCAATACCAGTGACATAGGCCATCTCACCCCATTGAAGGGATCCTGGTATATTAGTACCACTAGATCTTTTGACCCTGATGATACTTGCCATTAGAAGCTACCTCCGTTGATGTCTAAATTCTGAGTGACGCCTGGCGTCAATTCTAAAGTTGCGTCCCATTTACCTGTTACGCCGTTATAAACAAGAACCATACCATTGGATAATGTAGATACATTAACGTCACTCAAATTTGCTAAAGTACCACTAACTTCACCAGCAAGGGACGATACAACTTTAATAGCGGGTTGTTGTCCAACTCTAACTCTGATGTCTGCCATTAGCGAGTAACTCCTTCTCTAACAAGAGCCATTCCTTCCACAACACGTGTTTTAGCACCACTTCCATTAATAATCACAACGTCATATACATATCTTCCTGGTTTTAAGGAGGATGTTATAGTAGATCCCAAAGCAATTCTAATAGTTCCAGCAATTGCATCAGTTACCTGCGCCGCAAAAACAGTAGCAGTGCTACTACCATGATGTTTTCTCATCATTGCAGAAACAGTATACGGTGATAAATCAAGATTAGAGCTGGAAGTATTATTTTCTAAAGAAAAAACTTGACTATAATCCGTGCCAGCATTAATAACCAGATTACTAGTATAGACTGCTGCCATTTACTAAAATCAAATTCTATATTTATTTATATTTAAGCTAGTCCCTCTCTTTTAGAATTTGCTTTAACATTGACTTTATCTCATCCAACTCAGTTCTAATACTATCAATTTCATCACGTTGTTTTTGTTTCATATTTCTTTTTTTAACATATTCATGATAACCAGCGGTGTCTAAATTCATAATAGCACCGCTTTCTTCATCTCTAAAAAGATTAGTGTGTCCTTCTACTTTAATCATATCAAGCAAGAGCAATTGTTCTAAGATCTTGGAACTCTGGTGGATTCGCTTCGTCAGTTGATGCGAGAACTACTTTTATTTGATATCCAGTGAATGGACTCAAGTTTTCCACTGAGAATTGGTATTCTAAAAATTCACCATTTTTACTTGGTCTAACTTCAGCATCTGGTTTACCAGTATTTAAGGAGTCATTTACAATAGCATCTCCAAAACCATCACCATCAGTATCAACTAAATTATCAAATCCTGGGAATAACTCAAATGCTGGTTCTACTTCACTCGAATCTGGGCGGAACAATCTATATAGAACTCTAAAGTCTGAAGAAGATGGTCTATTAGCAGCAATCAAAACTTTTAGTGATGTTGCTGGTTGAGCAATATTTATTTTTTTAGAGACATAAACACAAGCGTGAGGATCATTGTTAATTTGGTTAACCCTACCATCTGTGACATAATCACTTACTGGATTATTAATCATACTTCTACGAAGAACAACGTTCGTTGTGTTTAAGTCAATTACTGGTGATAGGTTTGGATCTTCTGTTTGAAGTCTAATTCCAACGGTTAGAGATCTATTTTTTGGAAGATCAGTAAGGCGAGCAGCTTCATTAACTCTTGACGCAACCAATCTAGTCGTAGTTAAGAAATTGACTGCACCAAGTTGGACATTCTCATATCCTTGATCAACAAATGAAACTTCATTTCCACCAGCACTAGTCCCGCTTACAGTTCTAACCTGAGCTGAGATTGATGTGCTATCTCCAGGTGCAACTACTCTAATATCTGGAGTAATTGCAGAATATTGGAAATTGCGAGAAGCTTCTGCAAGAGATCCACCACCTTGGAATTCTCTATTGAAGTTCATTAAACTATCACCAGATGTACGACTTGCTGGTCTATCTATTTGTAAGTAATATTTGTGTAGATCATTTCTTGATTGTAGTGATGGATTTGTTGGGAAATTATGTGTTTTATTAATTCTTGTGAGAGATGCTCCACCAAATTCATACTTATAAACTAATTCTCCACTTTCGTGAAGTATAATCGGTGTCCCATCTACGCCACGAGAAGAAATTCCAACACTATTAGAACCAATACTAGTGTAATATAGAATTTCAGATCCTATCTTCAGGTATCCACTGCTAGTTGATATCCCCTCAAAGTTATTAAACCCTGTTGTACTTGCAACAGATAGTGTTCCATCCGAAATATTAAAATTACTTGCAACAACCGTTGGTAAAGTATCTGGTTCTACACCCTGAATCTGGACAAGATTATTTAATGAATGCATCGAATGTCCATATGAAGAGACCTCAAATACAGTTCCATCATAAAAATCACTCAGAACAGAAGAACTTAAGATAGTAGTAAGTGCTAAAGATACTGATGAAGATCCATTATAATAAACTAATGGTTGAGCAGCAGTAAATGATTCTCCCTGGACATTTGTTAGATATAAGGTATCAATTCCATCGATAGCGGTTACTGTAATTTTTGCATTACGTCCCTTTCCTACAGAACTGGTAGTGACTCCTAAAACATCACCAACTGCATATCCATTTCCAGCAGCATTAACAGTAATTCCAGTTAATACATTTCCACTAAATGTTAGGTTTGCTGTTGCTCCAGTTCCAGACCCTGTAATATTATAAAGAGGAACTGCTGTATAAGATGCACTAGAAGTATATCCTGTTCCAGCGTTTGTTATATTAACTGATGTGATTTTGCTACCTAGTTTTTCAATAAATCCATATGGACCAGGTTGAGTTCCTTCACTTACTTTAGTTCCTGGTATTAATACCGTTCCTAAAGCAGTAGCTGTTGTAATTCCGACTTTTAACTTTCTTGGGAATATCTTTATTGGATCTGGCAATAAAGATGGAGTATTATTATCGTTAATACCCAAACTTGGATTATAAAAATATGCAGTACCATCAGTTGAGGTAAAGTTTGCTTTATAGAGCTTAAACTTCATATCCTCAAATTGGCTTGCTGTCCAAATAGAACCATTTTGGGATTTAAATAGAGATCCTCCAGTATATTGTTTAGTAACAATCACACTTTCAGCATCTGGTAAAAACTGTGAATTAACAGTTTTTTCACCCATTTTTGCAACCCAAAGTTCATAGTTATTTGTAGATGGTGCTAGAACAACAATTGCATACTCTCTTCTTGGTTCCAAGTAAACTGGTGAAGGGAAAGTAACTCTTGTTGGAACAGTTGCATTAGTTGAGATTGCAATTTGAGATGGTTCTAATGCTTGACCAGCAAAATCAGTTACCGCACTATTTCTTGGAGTTCCTAACTCAACCTCACGAACTTCAACAAAACATCTCTCA